GAGGCGATCCAGCCGTTCATCGACAGACGGATCGCGTCACGCATGGATGTGGTCGCCAACCGGATTGGGCGCGAGCGGATCGATGCGCTAGTGCGGATTTATCGCGGGCCGATTTCGGCGATTGAACTGCGATACTCGATTTTGTGGAGCGGCATTCGCGAAGGCCAAGCCGAATTGCCCTGAAGAATTAGGCGCTGGTCCTCGGCGACTTCTCGGTCTGCGCCGAGCAATCGAGAGAATAGCACACCATGCCCTGGACGACGCCCAGCCTCAAAGACGTGAGGACGATGGTTCGCGATTTTATACGCGGATCGCTGCCGGGCGCCGATGCGTCCACACCGAACAGCGTCCTGCGCGTCATGTCAGACGGGCAAAGCGGGCTTGCGCACCTCAATTTGCAATATTTAGATTGGCTCGCACTCCAACTTTTGCCGGATAGCGCCGAGACTGAATTTTTGGATCGGCACGGCACGATCTGGCTGGCAAATTCCGACGGCACGCGCGGGCGCAAGATGGCCACGCTCGCGACTGGTGTCGTGATGGTCACCGGGCAGATCGGCATCATCGTCCCGCAAGGATCAACGCTGGTATCTTCCGCCGTGGAAGGGCAGCAGTGGACCTACGAGACCACGGAGCAAATCGTTGTCGGCGTATCAGCGTCGCCAGTCCATATCCGCGCACTCGATCCAGGCGCTGCGGGCAACATGGATAGTGGTGAGACCCTTTCGTTCTCACCAATCGTGAACAATGTCGATCGGACAGCGACGGTCTATGGCGGACTAGGTGGCGGCGCTGACACCGAAACAGATGACGAATTGCGATTCCGCGTTTTGCAACGCATACAGCAGCCGCCCATGGGCGGCGACAAAACCGACTACGAAGCCTGGGCGCTGTCGGTACCGGGCGTGACTCGGGCGTGGTGCAGTCCATTAGAACAAGGCATGGGAACCGTCACCCTTCGATTCATGATGGACGATCTGCGCGCCAACAACGACGGGATTCCGTTGGCTGAGGATGTGCTGGCAGTTGAAACATATCTCTCTACCAAGCGTCCGGTGGCGGTGAAAGATGTATTTGTTGTAGCGCCGCTTCGATTTCCTATCAATATGCATATCAACAAGCTCGTTACCGACTCACCATCTACGCGGGAGGCGATCGAGGTATCCATCCGAAATATGCTGTTGGAAAGGGCCATCCCTGGGGAAACGATCTATCGGTCCTGGGTTGAGGTGGCCATAGCCGACGCACTCGGTGTTGATCATTTTGAATTGGTCTTCGATACGACCCCGATGCCCAGTCCTGGTCATTTAGCATTGCTGGGGTCAGTGATCTATGCAGGTTAACATTGACAGGCATATTCGTCGCAGCGGTGACGATTACGCGACAGCGTTGGCCAGCCTATTACCCTACGGCCAAGCGTGGCCGCGTGGGCCCGAAAGCGTGCTTATGCGCGCGGTGCGCGGGCTGGCGCAAATTTTCGGCTATGTCGATGGCCGCGCTGGCGATTTGTTAGAACGGGAGAGCGATCCGCGCAAAACGATAGAGTTGCTTCCAGATTGGGAACGCGCGTGGGGTTTGCCGGACCCGTGCTTCAAGACCACGCAGAGCATCGCCGAACGGCAGACGATGCTGGTTTTCAAGATGACGCTGCTGGGGGCGCAAGACCGGCAGTGGTTCATCGATGTTTCCAAGTGGCTTGGCTACGACATTACGATCAGCGAATTCGCTCCGTTCACAGCCGGTATATCGCAGGTCGGTGATACACGCGGAATGGAATTCTGGAATGACACACCCGGCAGACTAACGTTCGTAACGACGCCACCGGTTCAGCACAGTTGGTTTCAGCGGAGATCGGTGTTCACTTTGTTGTCTGATGACAAGTTGACGGCAACTAAAACCGGCAATGACGGGATTTGGTCCGGTGTTGTCTCTAATGCGAGCACATCCGAGCAAATGTACGTTGAGGCTGTCTGCGATGCGCGGGCGGGACAGGCAAGCGGATTTGGGATTGGCGTAGTCAACACGACAGCGTCGCTGGACAATCGGTTTGGAGCAGATAAGAACGGCATTGCGCTATTTGGCGACGGGGATGTTTGGTTTAATGGCGTAAAAGTTGCTCAAACTAATTGCGCCTTCGTCCCGAAGGAATGGGTCGGCGTGTTTGTTGATCGCGATGCGAAAACAATTGCATGGAGAAATATCGACAATAACGGTGATTGGACTGACCCGATCGATATCTCTGCGATGGGCAACGGACCATTAGCCATCGGGTTTTCTCTTTACAATGCACTCAACGAAGGAACTATAAATTTCGATCAGGCATTCCTTGGCCGACCTCCGACCGACACCTTTACGCGTTGGGACGGAACACCAGCAACAACGGTGGAAACCGAGACGCGGCCCGTATCCCCTGACTTTCGTTGGAGGATAGGTCCGCCAGAAATGCGGTTTTACTGGCAGGTTCATGTCCATGAAGCACCGCTGATGTGGTTTCGGGTTGGGTCTGGGCGGGCTGGCAAAGACCCACATTTGCGGATTGGATTTGCGCAGGACCTTGAATGTTTGTTGAGGCGCTGGAAGCCCGCACAAACGGACATCGTTTTCGATTACAGCAACCTTACGCCCGACAACAAGTACGCGGGATTGCCATGAAATACGCGCAACCGTTCGGCATTGCTGACCCTAACGCACCGTATATCAATGATGATCAGGGTAAGGGCATTGATGGCTCGGTCCCCGGTGCCGAGTGCGTCGAATATCCGATGCGCGAGATCGAGCATCTCATCAAGAATTCGCAGCAGATTCCGACCGATGATGATCTTGAACAAGTTACGCGCGCTGTTCGCGATGGCCGATTGAACTTTTACATTGACCAAGGAACCACCAACGCAATCGTGCTGTCGCAGCTTTCCCCGCCGATCACGTCTTATGAGGCCGGTTTGGAAGTTCGCGTGCTGGTTCTGCACAGTGTAACAGGCGCGACCACGATCCAAATCGGAGACCTCGCACCTACCGGCGTGAAGCGCCTTCAAGGAACCGATTTGTTGCTGAACGATCTGCTGGCTGGGCAAGTCGCTGACTTGGTTTGCGACGGCACGAATTTCCAGGTTCAAAACTTGGGGATTGCGGACCACGCCGGGGCTGGCGACATTGACAGATACGAGGTCTATCTTCCGTATGTTCACGACACTGGTACGGTGAATCATCTGATCGGTTTGTACAGCCCACCGTTGCCAGATATTCACGAGGGAAGAACGGTCGAGATCAAGCTGGCAAACAACACCACTGGGCCAGTCGATTTCACGCCGAATAATTTTCCTACATATCCAGTCGCCCACCCTGACGGCTCGCCGATGTTTCCTGGTGACGGCGTCATCAATCAGATTTGGCTCTTGGTATTCGACGGGGCGGAATGGCAATTGATCAGCCAGCGGTCAGAACCGACAGCCGTTGTCGTGACGAGGCCAAAGCGGTCACTGCAATTCCAAGACCCTAATGCTGGATGGTGGGGAACTTATGCGATCGGAAGCTTGCCGCTTTTGAAGCGCACGCCAAGTGCGGCAGGCAACACTAAGGTGTGGACTTTTAGCACCTTCATACGCTGGCCGGTCCTGATTCCGAGACCAAACTTTTACTTGAGCTACGCCTATGATCTCAGAGAATTCATAGTATCGGCCGGTGATTCCGGCGCTTCCTGGGCTGGCGGTGCTGGCGATGTGACTTGTCTGGAATTTGCTGGCGGTGACATCGATACAATGTTGGCTGCTTTTTGGGCGAACACTTATGCCGCCAACACCGGCTATAGCGACCCGGATTCCGTCACCATGGGCTATAGCTCCACGGTGCATAACGGCGCCTTTCTGTGGGGCGTGCTCAAAGATACGAACTGGCATCATCTTTTGTGGAGAGCGGATTCTGTCACTTTGCATCAAGAAGAAGTCTGGCTCGATGGGGTTCGGGTCAATGTCGGTTCATTAACTGCTAACAGTCCAAGCACCATGAACGCTGCGCGCATTCACTTTATCGGCGCGGAGACCGGTCCAGAAGGTGGCAGCGGCGGCTCGTACGGGTGTCGCGCCCGAATGGCTGAGGTCTGCATGGTCGATGGCCAGTGGTTGGATTGGACATTTTTCGCCAGCAATATCGGTGGCGTGTTCGTTCCGAGACAGCTTGCTGTGTCGTCAATCAATTGGGGGGTCAATGGCTACTATTTGAATTGGTCTGATGGCAGTGCAGCCACCGAAACAACGATGGGCAAAGACTACAGCGGCAAAGGCAATAATTGGACTCCAATCAATATGACGACGACGCGCATTCATTTGGACTATCCCGGCAATCCAGATTCCACAGAGACGTTCGGGGCATTCACAAATGGTGGCTCATGGCCGTTGGGTCATCCCTAAAGAGAAGAGCAGACCATGCCCGTTTACACTCAGCACAAGCCCGATCCGAAATATTACGTCAACATCATTCAGTACGACGACGGAAACTGGGCAGCCGATCCGATCCCTGTTGACGATACGACCGTGTATCCACCGCAAGGCGGATACAAGCCCGGTACCGGAAGTCCCGGAGTGCAGGTCCCCGGCTTACGCACTCTCACTAGCCGAGCCATCACCGATCAGGCGGCGACGATCGTCAACAAATACGCCCCTCCTGATCATCAGCGAGACGCGCTTCATATTTTGGCTACACAAACGTCTGGCAGTGCCTGGACTAACGCGAAAGCGATGATGGATTGGGTCAATGCAGTCAACGTCTATCGAGATCAGCAGATCGCTTACGTCTATACGTTGAACTTCAACCAGATCGTTGCCTACATCGTGCCGTCTGGCTTTCCTCCGTGGCCCACACCTCCGTCGGGCTTGACACCGGTCGCAGCGGCGAAGGTTGGAAGTCAGTTGCATGCGCTTCGCTTCGGATAAAAAAGGG